GTTCCTTGTGAATAGAAATATGGGTCTGGACAAACTATTGAAATTGTAGCCGATTCTTGTTTGGAGAATATGTTTGGTTCATTTGACTCAACATATCCATAAGTCTCTAGTATTCTACCATCAGTCTCTACTTCCATTTTGATTTTCTTCTTTATAGGAAAGTATTTGTATGACTTCTGCCTTGTTGCTTCAATGGTTGGATTAAACAAATACATCAACGATAGAACTATGTTTCTCGAGTTAGACCTCGCTGAATTGAATGTTGAACCATCATTTGTTGCTATTTCTTTTGAATTTATAGTTGCCTTGCATGGTCCAAGGCCTTCTATACCCTGAACGACGAACCCAGATCTCTCTGGGAACATCAATTCAAGCTTCATAGACTCGCCTAGGTGGTTAGTAATTGTAATTGATTTAATCATACTCAGTTCACCACACCTTTCATAGCCGAGAGTTGATTTCTTGTGTTTCTATAAATCTCCAATCTAGTTAAAGACTTCGGAGAGTAGTTGTTTTGTACAAATGATACACCTTTGTCTAAGGCTGTCGTAGGGCTATCGGCTTCTACACCACCTAACCTTATCTTTGACGCGTTCAGAGACGAAGCTGATATCTCTATACCATTAAACATCTTATTAGCCATAGATGATTTAGACTTAACATCGCTAAGGTCTACTACTGGACGAATAACAGGAGACAAATCCATGTCTGATCCTAATGTGTTTGATATATTTGCTAACGTACCCTTTAAAGAGTTAATAGCATTAACACCCAATTCACTTCCAGCTTTACCAACCTTATTTGCACGGTCTTTCAATCCATTAACTAAACCCATAACTGAGAACTCACCAACTTTAAGGAATTTCCTAGATGGCGAATTGATGTCTAAGGTTCTATTAGCTGCTTGTAGTGATCTTGCAGCCATCGTAGATACTGCTGCTTCAACCTTAGGTGTAGCCTTAGTAACTCCAGCAGCCATACCACTAGCAACATGTCTACCAGTTGATTCCCAATCCATAGCTTCTATATTTGCTTTAAGACTAGTGAATAGGGTTTCTGTATCATTCTTTAAAGCCGTTACTTCTACGTTGAAATCTTTCTTGAGAATCAATAACTCTTCATGGTTCTTACCTGTAAGGTCTCCCATTTGAGTCATCCATACATTCTTTAACTCTTCAACAGCAGGTCCAGTAGCTTTAGTAATCTCAAGGATCTGTGCTTTTGTATCTTTCTTCAAACCAATAAGTTCTTCAGTTGCTTGCCATCTTGCTAACTGATGTTTCTCAGTCCATAAATCAACATATTTCTGAAGTTCAGGTTCTGTTAAATTGTTTAGAGCTTTAATCTTATCACTAGCATCGGGACCCATTTCTGTTAATTCTTTCATGAGGTCTGTGCCGATGCCACGTTCAGATAAGTTATCTATATTTGTTCTCCACTCTTTAAGAGCATTAACTTGGCCATCCAAATTATCAGATAGTTCTTTACCATCTATAAATATAAGATTACCCTCGTCGTCAAATTGAGGTCCTTCAAGCTTATCAAACAAACCATATGCGCTATATATAGAGGCAGCTCTAGACTTCAATGCATCATCATAAGCTTTTGTGACAGCTTCTGTATCTTTAATATAATCTTCACGTAATTTAGCCATTCCTGAATGGTAGTTTTCTTCTATAGTCGTCATACCATTTAACATCTCTGATTTGATTCTATATACTTCCTTATCAGCGGCTATACGTTCATCTGTTCCTTCTTTATATTTTGTTTGGAATTTCTCCCATTCACTTAGTTCTTCCTTAAGAGTTAAGTCTCCTAAGTTTTTACGTTCAGTGAGATATTTGTTGAAGACATCAAGCATAGACTCAGCAGCTTTAGTAGCCATTCCACCAGCAGCCGAAGCAACTTTAGGGGTTCCCTCTACTATTGCTTCCTCAGCGCCGTCAGTCAATGCATCACCAGTATCTTTACCAACGTCCAGAGCAGCCTCTTCAGGAAGCATAGAATTTAATGACAAACCATCAGCAAAACCAACGTCCATCATTTTACCAATCCATTGCATAACCCTTGAAGGCGATTTAATTTTAAAGAAGCCTTTTATTCCATTTAATGCATCTTTACCAACATCCTTGAGTCCATCAACAACTTCTCCTGCTTTACCTTTAATCCCTCCGAGTAGACCACTAACAATGTCTATACCCACGTTTGCGAAATCTGGAATTATATTCTTTAATGCGTCTAGAGCTTTCTTACCGATTTCCTTGACTTTATCCTCGACATCGGTTATTTTTTCTTTAATCCCGTCTATAAGACCGCCTACTAGTTCTTTACCTTTTTTCAGGAAATCACCAACAAAAGTACCGATTACAAGTTTAGCCGCATTTATAACAGAGTCAAATAACTTCTCTATAGCTTTTATTAACTCAGGAGTGTTTTCGTCGATACAATCTGCTAGACCATTAATAAATGTTATCATCATATTCCAAGCAGCATCTATAATACCAACAGCCATACTACCTACACCTTCTAAGAAAGCAGTTATAAACTCTACTGCCGCATCTACTATTAAAGGTATACTAACTGTTATTGTTTCTATGATGCCTAATATAAGTTTAAGTGTAGCTAACGCCATATCTGGTACATACTTTATAGCAAGCTCTATTAAACCTAACATTAATTCACCAAATACATCTAGTACAGGAGGAATTAGTTTACCAAGTGCTACTAATATAGCAAGACCAATTTTTAGGAATGCTTCTGCAATATCTACAGCACTATTACCTATAACGCCTATTAAAGCAACTAAACCTTCTCCTACTTTTTGCAATACTAATACTATACCATTAGCAAATACGTCAATGAGCATAATTAACATAGCTACTGTTGTTGCTCCACCAGCTGCTAATGCGACTAATCCAGCTGCTAAAGCTGTTAATCCTAAACCAGCCAACGCTGCACCTAAACCCATAGCTGCTATACCAACGCCCAACATCAATATGATTGGGACAAGCGGTGTTAATATTAGAGCAGCTAAACCTAATACTCCCAATGCTATTGCTAGACCACCTATACCTGCTAAAATCACACCCCACCCAAGAGCTCCAAGAGCTGCTATAGGAATAACTAATAAGTTGAGTGCTATAGCCATAACTATCATAGCTGCTGCTCCTGCGCCAGAACCAGTCATTGAATTTGCTGCTATTACTAGAATACCTAATGCAAGTGCGACAGCTATTGTAGCTTTTGCTATTTGTTTCAAGCTCATACTTCCTAATATCTTCATAGCAACAGACATTACTACTAATGCTGCACTAAGAGTTAATATTGCAGCAGCTTTTTCTTTCACGTCTTTAGGCATATATTTAAGAGCCACAACTAGACTCCCCATTGCAACAGCTATCCCAACAAGAGCCTTAGCTAATTCGGCTGGACTCATACTTCCTATTATCTTCATAGCAAGAGCTAGTATAACTAAAGCAACTGATATTTTCCTCATCATTTTTCCAACTTCTTTTAAGTTATCATTCTCCGCTAATCTGTTAACGAAGTCTCCCAGAATATATAAAGATACTGATAAAGCCCCAAGTCCCTTAGCAATTGTTTCCAGAGATAAAGATCCCATTTTTTCTAACGCATGAGCTATTACATATATACCAGCAGCTAAAGCTAACATGCCCATACCAGCGCTAGTACTCATTTTAGTAACATCACCATCTTTTAAGAACTTTATTAGTAATTTTACTATTACTATAATACCAATAACACCTTGTATTAATTCTTTTAAATTTAGTTTACCTATTTTTTCTATCGCTTTAACCATTACAGTTATTGCTCCAGCGAATGCTATAAGTCCTAAAGATTTCTTTGCCATATCGGCACTTGCTTTTGACATCTCTTCAGCCGCTGAAGTTAAAACCTTGGTTAAAACAGCAATTGCTAATACACCATTTACTAGATCCATTGGTTTAATTGAACTCAATGATCTCATAGCTCCTGTCATAATCAAGACAGCTACTGATAAACCAACTAACGCGAAAGATAGACCTATTACACTTGCTGTGTTCTTTGTTCCTATAAGTTTACCCATGATAGCCATAGATGCAACGAGTCCGCCAAACATAGCTCCCATAGCTATAGTTACAGCAGTCATTTTAGCTGGATCTATTGTAGTCATTAATAAGAAAGATGCTGTAAGAATTCCAACAGCAATTGCTATATTCAGAAGAGCTTTTGAATTCAATTCGTTCTGATAAGCCTTAAGCACACCCTTAACTTCAGTGAAAACCTTAGTCAACTCATCTAGGAACCCGCGAGTCCCCTTCATCATTTTTCTAATACCATTCAATATTACTACAAAACCACCACTGAATAAACCAGTTTTAATTATTTCCATAGCATCTTCAAAGCTTCTACCTTTAAAAGCTCCAACAACTAAGTTTTTAAATCCAATTAATACTGATCCAATCTTTTTAAATATACCAACAATGAATTTTGCTGGTCCTGATATTTTTTCTTTAACTGTTATTAGGAAAGAGAATGGATTCTTAACTTCTACTTTGCTTATTGAAACTAAACCACCCTTCATAAATTCTAAAGCACTCATGAATCCATCAGCAATTGCATCAAGGTCAAAATATTTAGAGAAGTTAATAGAACCAAGTGTATCTACTATTGTTTTGTATACAACATACACGACCATAGCTAAAACTTGTAATACTGCTATAACTGCTTCACCAGCAGTCTTAAATACATCCATATTCCTAACAGTAATACTAACGCCAGTTAAGAACGCACCTATATTTGCAGTTAATTGTAATAATGTTCCATCAAAGTGTACGAACGTTCCAACAATCTTTAGAACATTCTTAACTAAACTTTTAAATATAGTTAAACCAATATCTAATATGGCAAACAAACCTTTAAAAGTCATTTTTAAGTTGTCGCTTGTTTCTTTTGTCAAATATAACTTCGAAGTGAACCTTTGTATAGCTTTAGAAATAGCAACAAGTTGTTCACCAGTTGTTCTTGGGAATATCTCTCTGAATGCACTTCTTATAGGATCTAATATAGACATCAACCCTTTAAAGCTATTATTTAGAGCATGTATCATCGCATTTCTACCACCATTGGCATTCCAGAAAGATAACATTGCATTTCTGGCGTCAACACCTGGTCCAATCAATTCATTAAAACCATTACTAATTGCTGTGAGAGTTTTAGTAGCTTGTTCTTTGTTACCTATTATATTCTCCCACGATACAGACCATCCTGATTGAACAGACTCTTGTAATACACCAATCAATTGCGTTAGTGTCTTTACTTCAGTCGCAGCTGCAACCAAATCTTCGTTAGTAGAGAATCCTGCAAGAGTTTTAGTAAGAACATCTGCTGTAATCCATCCTGATTTTAAAGTTTCTCTAAAAGGCATAGACTCATCTACAAATATTCCCATCTCTTTAGCACTTGCTTTAAGGGCATTCTGGAATAGCTCTCCACCCATACCAGCATTAACAACTGAGTTCCAGTCTTGTAGCTTAACTGAACCAGCAGCCATCGCTTGTGATAACTGATACATTGCTGTTGAAGCTTGAGCTGCTGTTGAACCCGAACCTGCTGCTAAGTTGGCTATACCTTTAATAGCACTAGTAGAGGCATCTAGAGTTACACCAGCTGCTGTAAATGTACCAATGTTTCTGGTCATCTCAGCAAAGTTATAGATAGTTTTATCAGCATACTCATTAAGCTCTGCCAAAGCAACGTTAACATCATCTAAAGTGGTTCCTTTAGACTTAGTATTGGTCATGATAGTAGTTATAGCATTCATCTTTGTCTCATACTCATCAAGACCAGACTTAACTGGATCTATAGTAAGAGACGATAGTAATTTCTTACCTGCATTTATAGCACTATTTGTTATATTCTGAAGTGCAGTAACACCGATAATACCCAATGTAGTAAACCTTTGTGATACAGTCTCTACACCATTAGATATACCAGCTAAAGAGAATTTCTTACCCTGTGAATCAAGGGCCGCTAAACTCTTAGCCGATTTGTCAAGGTTTAAACCTTTTTTTAATCTATCTAGAGTAGACATTGTTTGTGCAGTGTTCTTTTCAAACTCTTTGTTATTAAATTGCATATCTATAATACGTTGGTCTACACTCATTATCGGGTTACCTCCTTCCAAGCATCATCTGCTATTTTTTGTAGTATAGGTTTCATGGCAGGATTGATGTAGTCTCTTCCTTGGACATATCCACCGTTTCTTGTTCCGTGACCGTATTGTAAAATTACGGCAATATTGGTCCCATTTTGAACATTCGAGTTTGCCCAACTAATTCTGTACCCACCAGACTCTTGAGAGACTTCATAGTACCAAGAATTAGCAGTCAACCCACTTTTTACAGGAGTAGCCGAGGCAAGAGCAGTAACACCTTCATTTCCATACTTGTTTAAGATGGATAGTATGTTTAAACTGGAAGCATTCTTTAAAAACTTCTCAGTATTCTTGAAACTACCCCTTTGCCTCAGACTAATCATAAGATTCTCCTATTCTTCTAACTTTATGTTTACTATTGATTGTATAACCTCATAATTTAAACCTTTAGAAGTTATCTTAGCTTTACGATCCTCACCATTACCATACTTACCAGCTATAGTATTGTTTGCTATCGCATCGTAACGGTTAATTGCATCCTGGATAACTCTCCAATCATAACCTTCATCAACTAACTTGTTGATTCGTTCAGTACCATTATCCCATAGACCTTTAAATACCTCAATGACAATCTCATCTGTTGTCTTTTGAACTTCTTCCTTGTCATTATCGATGGTAATGTAATCTGAGATCCAGTTATTCATATCTACATTACCAGATATTCCTGGAACCTTACCTGAACTCGAATATTGATGAACATCACAAACATAATCTGGCGAACCCGTCCAATCAGCCAACCATTTAATATACTTATCTAGTGTTTCTGGGGTATACATTGTTTTATAGTAATGACCGTTAAAGTATACACCTGGTTTATACCCAAGTTTTATAACTTCTTCACAGAAAGCCTCAGTATGAGCTATACATCTATCACGATCTATGTTAACACCCTTTTTCTTAGCATAATCAACACTATCATACTCTAAGTCAAAGAATATTACAGTATCTTTAGATAATCCAGCTGTCTTAACAGCCTCTATACAGAACCTAGCTTCACTTTTAGCATCCTCTGTAGTAAGTGCATACGAGAAGTGATAAACTCCTGGTACAGCCAAATCTGCGTCCATACAACCGTATACATTACCCATAAAACGTGAGTCTAACTTACTACCATATGATGATCTAAGTATAACAAACTCAATACCACTTCTTTTCACTTTTAAGAATTCTGGGAACCCTTGCCATTTCGATATATCAATACCTTTTTTCATATGTTTATCCTTTCGTATTGTATTTGGCTCGACGAGCCTCATTTAAAGCTCTGTTCTTATTCATAAGCTCAGTCCTACTCATTTTCTTAGCTGGTTGATTCTTTAAATTACATACATTAATTAATGTTAGTAATCTATTAAGATGCCACTTTTGACATTCGAAAGGTATGGTGAAAGCTATCAACCAATAATATATTAGCTCAGCAGTTATTACTTCACCTTTCGTTTTCTTCTGATTATCATCAACGAACGTTGTTGCAGTCATTGAATCTTCTATATAATCATTTATCTTTTCTATATCGGAGTTATTCATATTCTCATAAACTTCTTTTTGTATATTTTGGGTTATGGTCATACATCTTATATAATCCAAAGTCTCTTCTGTTGTTAATCCTTTATTATTAAGGAAAGGTTTCTTCCATTTTGATTCCCACTTCGAGAGAGATACTAATGAATGTTCAAAAGCTATTGTAACTCCTTTACTGTAGATAAATTCATTCTTTTCATCATCATAATGTTCTTGTTCTCCTACTTTTATAACTAGCATAGAACTTAATCCCTTCTTAACCTATAGATTTCGGTGTTACAGTCTTAGGTTCTACTGCTGGTATAATAGCACCAACAAAGTCGGCAGCTGCTTTCTCATCGCCTATAAGTTCCATAAATAATTCGCTATAGGCTCCTGTTTGTGTGAATTCATCAATCAGTTCTTGAGATTTTACAAATCTTCTACCATCTTCGGACTTCTTACCGTAAGACATAAGTATAATCTCTTTAAACATGGCTAGTATATCAGCCCCGTTGTTCGATCTGATTATCTTATTAATCTTTGACTCTAATCCACCTGTGGCAGATAATTCCATCTCAGCCAACTCTGATTTAGATATGTTGAACATAAATTCTTCTGTTTGAACTTCCTCATTGTAATCTGTATAAGTAATTTTCTTCTTTAACATAGTGTTTTTCTCCTTTCAAAAAGTAAAACTCAGAGTAACCCTATTGCTACTCTGAGTTTATAATAATATTATACTGCTGAGATTAAACTAATAACAGCATCTGGTAATGGTAATGAAGCAGGTTCAGTCGCGTCGCCATTAGGTTCAGTCGCGTCGCCATATAGTAATGCTTCTAAAGCAGCTAATTTAGTAACATCAACTTTTGTTGAGTCTATAATTAATGTAGCTGATGGTTTAAAACCATCAATAGCGATCGCTTGAGTTGTAAGCTCCCAAGAAAATGTAATTGCCTCTGGAGACTCATTGATTGTTTGGTAAGATTTCTCTGATGGACTAGCAGTAGCTCCATAGATTAAATGTAAATTGTATCCATGATCTTGACCATCTACATCATTACCGATTTGAGTCTTGTAACATAAACCAAATACTCCTCTGCTTTGTTGTCCGATTTTAACGCCAACAGCAGGAGCTGCTGATCCATCAACCAAAGCAAACTCGTCAGGATAAGTGTAAGCTTCAACAGTTGCGCCGAACTCTTCGGCAGATCTTAATTCTAAATACTTAATATTATCAGCGTAGAATGGTGTAGCTTCTGCTCCTGATGGACTTTCAGTAACTCCTACTAATCCATTCCAAGCAACTCCTAAAGGATAAGCTCCTGAAGCATCTCTAGCGTAAAATACACCTTTCTCGACGCCTGTTTCAAACATTCTATCTCCAGTTTGGTCCCAAACTAATTTAGGCATTATATGTTCCTCCTTATTAATAATACAGTGTAAAGACAAAGTGATTCAAACTATCAGCAGTATAGAATGTGTTAAAGTCCGCGAACGGAAGTCTAACTACTTTATCTAATATGCTACTTAGTGGGTCTTTGTCAATAATAGTTAATTTGTAAGATTTTTTAATCACATATGGATTATTATTTGCATTACGTATATCCGTTCCGTCCAATTCATACCTAATACATGGGTATGACATCTTCTGGTCTTCAGGAATCTGAAAATATAGATTTGTATTTCCTGGAGGTAAAGTAGTCAGTAGCATGTTACGTAGTTTCAGGTAGTGGTCCATTATAGACACCTCCTATTGCTAGTATAACTCTCGGGTAATCTACATCTATCCCAGTAATATCCCAGTTAACAGATTTGTAGTGAATATATCTCATGTTATGCAAATTGTTTAAAGAAAAGTCATCAGCGACGATGCTTATACTATTGCTAATTTTTAGATTAGCGTTAATTCGTTCAGAAGAGTCTACTCTAAGGTACTCCTTAATAATATCGCCGCGATGTCTCTTTTCAATTATTTTTTCGGTCCATATACCTGGCCTATTCTCATCTTCAACTGTGGTAGCATAACCTACCGTTCCTGAAAACTTTGCCATTTTGAACCTCCTTTAATACTAACCTACAACAGTAGATTTCTCAACAACTAATGCAGAATAGATCTTAGTTAAAGCACCTGAACAACGAGTTTCCATTAAGTATTTGTATTGGTTAAAGTCGATGTCGAAGTCATCAAACAAAGCAATGTTACCGCCTTTATCTGCACCAGAGGTGTAGTCTAATAGGTTAACAACAATACCAATAAGTTCATGGTTAACACCATCGATGTCTCTTGATACACCATTCATAGCATCTACTTCAACAATCTTCTTAACGTTTAAGAATTTTGCAACTTCAGCGGCATCACGGAAACGGTAGTTTTGGTTACCGTCTTTAAGAAGAGTCCAATCAATTACTTTACCAGCAGTTGTATAAAGAGTTGGGTTACCAGTACCTTTATAGTCTTTTCTAGCTTTCTTTAATTCTTCTAATTCGTCTAAACCTGTAGCAGCGTTTGGTAATTTAACTTTGATAGAGTACTTGTCATTATCTTTGTAGATTGGTCTAATCTTTAATTCATCAATCTTATCTCTTGAAGCAGCTGAACGACCATCACCAATAAGGAATGCTCTAGCTAATTCTTCATCTAACATCAATCTCATCTCAGATTTTAACCACATAACAACGTTGAAGTCTGTGATATCAACAATATCATCTCTATCAAGCTTTTGTTTCTTGTAGATTGTTGTAGGCTCAGTAGTTCTTTTGAAAACAGGGAATACTTCCTCAATCTTCTCTGATCCTTTAATATAACCTTTAGCTCTTGCTTCATCTTCATTAAGATCAGCATACATACTTCTGATTCTTGAGAATGGAGTCTTGTGTACTGTACCTAAAACGTCTTTAACCCACTCAACACGTCTCATGTCTAACTCTGGAGTTGACATTACGTTTCTTGCTTCTGGGAATAACACGTCAATGTTCTCAATACCATAAGAACCAGCATGAGCGATAAACTTCTCTTTTAGAGTGTTGTTATCAGGGTTGTTCATGTGAGCCATTACAGCGTCACTTAATTTAATGTTGTTCTTCTCAGCCATTGTGAAGATACTTGTTACATCCGCGTGTGAAAGCGTAGGACCTGCATTTGTTGGTTTGCCATCGAATACGTTTTTCTTAGCCATTTGTGTGTTTCCTCCCTCAATTGAGTGTTCTAATGTTTCTTCATCGTCGTCATTATTTGATTGTTCTAGATCTTCATCTTCATCTTCACCTTCATCTTTAGATTCATCTTTAGATTCATCTTCATCTTTAGATTCATCTGATTGTTCTAGATCTTGGTCTTCTTCTTCTTCATCATCTTCACCAGACGCAGCATAAACCATGGCATAAACCATGTCTTTTTGTTTATCATTAAGTGTTTTGAAAATGTCTTCTAAAGTTTCATCATCTTCCCCATCTTCCGCGTGAGCCAAATCAATTGTTACTTCTTCATAACGTAATTCAGCATCTTCTTGAGACGTGTATATTCTAGCTTCAGATTCGCTTAACACGAAGCCGTCGCCATGAGCAAGTGATACGAAGTCTATCATAGCTTCAGGGTTTGCACCTGCTAAAACAATACTTACTTCTTTAATACAACCATGTATAACATCAGACATAGACTCTTTCAATTGATTTGCATATATTGATAAAGCAGTAATATCCTTATGTTGTATTAATAACTTTGAACTCTTTCCTTTTTCAGTTTCATTAAATTTTCCGTATGCATAAACACCATCATCGCGAACTTCCAACTTACAATGTCCCAGGACATTCAGTGGATCATTGTGACCATGTTGCCAAACCATAGGAACAGTCATGCCATCATTCTTTATAAATGCACCAGGCTTAATTGTTCTACCATCAGTACATTTAACATTGAACTTTGTTGCATAACCACTAAAGTCAAATTTTTCCAACATCTTTTAGGCATCTCCCTTCTTAGTCGTTAGTTTATTATCTTCCATTTTGATTTCTTGTGGTTCCTGGTCCTTAGCATTTAAGTTCTTATTTCTAAGTTTATTAGCTTCTGGATCTGGATGTGGTTTAAAACCAATAACTCCACGGAATTCATTAGAAGACAATATTGCATTCCTTGTAAACTTGTCAGCAACTTCCGCTAATTCACTAATAGGGATTAGCTTAAATACATCTCTATAGTAATCCACAGATTGCTTCTGCGTTCTAGCAGTCTTTGTTAAGAACTTCCTTTTTAACTCATCAGCCAATGCATTAGCAAACGGTTCAACGGTTCTGTTATAATAATTCAATATCTCGCCTTCAGACGCACTACCATCAAAGATTCCGTTCGTTAACCCTAACTGGTTGTATAACATACTCGTTAGGTACTCAACTTGTTTCATCAGGTTGTTGTCTGTAGCTCGATTTAATTGAGTTATCTTCTCAGCCGCATCAATGTAAGCTACGCCGTACTTAGAGTTTCTCATTTGGTCCTCAATCTGCTTCTTCCTTAGATCTGCTTGTTCCTGTCTTGCAGCAGTCTTTATAGTAAAAGGTAGTTGAATTATTATATCCAACTTCCCTGAACCACTCTGTTCATCAATGACGTCTAATTGATCGAGCTTTGTTTTAAGCCTTCTCAAGGTCGAGTTTGGTTCGTTCATAACTGCATATAAAGGATTTTCAATTATAGCAACTGAACGTTTTGGGACGATGACGTCCTCTCTCAAACCAGTTTCGTCATTGTATAAATTTACTCTTACATCTTTAGGATACCATTCTATGATACTACCCACTCTTATCGAGAGAATATCAAATGTACCACCTGTATCTATACCAACATCAGTCTCAATAGGTACTAAAGCAACACATCCTTCATCACACATTGAGTGTACCGAATCTTGTATAAATGCTCTACCTGTTTGGTCAATGTTTGCTTCTACAGAGAAGATTTCTTGTAATTTTGAATCTATTGTTTCGAAATAATTACCGTCGTCATCAAGACGGATGTGTCTGAAATCTAAACTAGCTACATCCATAGAGATCCTATTGTAAATGGAATTAACTATAGACCTTTGACTAGTAGAATATCCACTTAACTTATCTGGCCGGAAGGATGACGATGATCCGTAATCTCTCCCAGCATAATTAGTTGGTTCTCTACTCTTAAATAAATTCGAGACATGAGATAGAACATTCTTAATTGGGTTTGCCATACCTTTCTCCTTAATCAAATTCATCTTTGTTAGCTTTGTATGCTACATAAGCGTCCATCATAGCAGATACACTATCTATCTTACGATCATGTCGTCTCTTCATAAGTTTTCTATTACCATTATTGTCCTCAAGAGTTATAGCGTTACCCATACAGAACATCATAATTGATTGATCAAAATCTAACATTCGTTCTTCTGCAAGATTCTTTAAATCTCCTAAAGGAACTGATTCCGTTTTAGATCCTTGAGGAACTT